GCAATCCCGAAGTGATTGCATGGCAAGAGCGTGCCGGAGTTGCATACCCATGAACAAGAGTGAATTCTGGATTGGCCTACTGTTATTATGGGTGGCAACTCTGCTGGTGATCGGCGTCTACACGGAGTTCGGCTGGCTAATCCACCTGTTCCAACACCTGCACATCAGCTTCACGTAATTTGATTACTCGGCTCACCGAGGATCCATCATGCTGACATTGCCGCAAATCATCCGCCGTACCACTCGCCTCCGCCACGAGGGTGCGAAGTACGTGCGGATCACCGATATGAAGAAGGGCTTCGACTCTAAAGGTCGAGGATACGTGGCGAGTGCCAGCTACAGCACTCACGTCATCAACAACGAGGGCCGTCCGGTCAAGAACCCAGACCCACAGAAGTACGTGACTGTGATTGTGTTCTTGGACAAGCAACTGCACGTCAAGCTGTCTTGCAGTTGCGCCGACTTCACGTACCGTTGGGAAACGGCCTTACACGAGAAGGGTGCCGCTGATATCGAGTACTCCAACGGCGAGTATCCGATCCAAACCAATCCCGAGCTTCGCACAGGGATGTGCAAGCATGTCGTATCCCTCTTCAACAAGATCGAGTCCAAACTCCCGCCGCCTCAGAAACCCTCGCCGGTATCTCAACGTAAGAAGTAATCATGAAAAGCTACGAGCACAGCCGCGCCTTCGACTCGCTGAAGGGTATCACCGAAAGTATCACGGGCAATCTGACGAGCCTCCAGTATCTGCAGACGCTCGACCTGTTTCTCTGGAAAGCCCTCGAACCGATTCACGCGGAGTGCCCGTCGCTGTTCAACAACTATCTGGCGAAGATCACGGCGCACCAGTCGCTGAAGGCTAGTACCAAGTTCACGTCGGATGACCGGGCCAAACTGGCTATCCACTTGTTCAATGTAATCACCGCCCCGGACATAACCAAGGCGCACGAGCACGCCAAGTCCATGTACATCAACCGAGGCTTGCTGTTCGGCTTCCTGTCGATGTTCCTGAAGAAGTTGCGTCACTACGAGTGGTTGCATTCACCGTTTGCCCGTGTGGACAACGTGGTGCGCAACTCACGGATGCATCAGGTCGAGCGCGAGATGGGACTGCGTCCGGGTGGTAGTCTGTATAGCGCAATCCAGCAGGTGCGTTACTGGTATGACAAGGCTCGCGAGTTCAAGGAGATGATTGTCCAGAAGTACACCCGGATGGCGATCATGCAAGCGCAAGCTACCTACAAGGACTTCAACCACTACGTTCCATTGGACGACGTCGCTCAGACGTACATGATCGTGGTGTCGCGGGCGATTGATCGGTGTGACGCGCGGCAAGGTGTTCTTACCACATTCATACAGAACTGGTTCAAGAGTGCGCGCTCTGAAGTAGCCAACATGGCGCGTGGACAATCGGACCAGTCTGTCGAGAGTCTGACCGATGCGCACGGCGACGCGGCTTCTGATATCCTCGGCTTCACAATGCCGGATACCAGTGGTGAGCTCGAAGAACACATCGCCTTCGTAGCCAAACAGGCGGACACGCACGGATATATCCGAGCCAGTCTCGGAATCCCCGAGCATGTGAGCCGCAAGAACCGTGACTTACTGCGCTCGTTCGCATTGGAAATTTAATGACGCACGTTAGCCGTAACGCCAATCGGGAGGCCAGTCTCGAACTATCCCTTCAGGCCCACAAGGGATTGCTTGCTGAGTATTCGCAGCGCACTCAACAGGCAGAACAAGCGGTATCGTTGATGATGCGCGAGAAGATGGACGCTGACGGCATTGAGAAGTTTGCTACGCTCGTCGCCGCTCACTTGGAATCGCGTGCCAATCAGCTGGCTGTGCATCAACAGGCATTGCTACAAACCACTCTGGTTGCCCTGAATAGCGCTGCGCCGCTCGACGATGCAACTCTGCGGCACACAGTAAATAGTATTCAGAAGGCACTTACCATGTCGCTCGCCCAGATGAACCAATCACAAGGGCGCGCGTCGAGACCAACTCATCCCACACAGGAGTAACACCAGCATGGCTCAAAAGGGTACAGATTTCGATAACGTCCGCACTGGCAACCGTTCGGACAAACCGAAGATCACCGACAAGATCAACCTGTTCAAGTTCCCGGAAAAGAAGTGGGTGACGTTCCGCTTCTTCGGACCGACGTTCAGCTACGCAACGGGTTGGGTCAAGACGAAGACGAAGGACGGCAAGCCCACGAAGTTCCCGGTCTCTTTCCCGTCGTACGATCCGGACACGCAGCAGTTCGACACCACGAAGTACGATCCGTGGTATGCAATCGTGCAGGAAGAGGAAGACATCCGCGAGAACGACAAGAAGACGGTTCAGGTGGCAAAGAAGTTCTACTGCAACGCTCTGTCGCGTGCTGCCCAGAAGCAGCAACCGTCGCGTCTGCCGAAGCCGACGGCTGCCGAACGCAAGTCGGGCCACAAGGACAAGGACTCGGAAACGTGGACACCGTGGGTTGCTCTGGCACTGCCGGGCGGCGCTATCCGCAAGCTGGCTGAACTGAAGCCCCTCAACACGGTAACGTCGAAGAAGACTGGCAGCACGACGGCCTACGCAGTCAGCCACGATAAGTTCGGTTGCGACGTGCGTATCATGTTCGACAGCACGAAGGCACCGGCTGAGCAGTACTCCGTGCAGATCGGCGAGCGTTCGCCGCTGACCGAAGAAGAACTGGCATTCCTCACGTGGGACCTGTCGGATCTGGCTGCTGAATCGACGGAAGAAGAAACCAAGCGCGACTACGAGTCGTGGGCAAAGCGCATGGGCATCAAGGTGAAGTCGAAGGGCAAGAAGGCTGCTGAAGACGACTACGAAGAGGACGAAGACCTCGACGAGGAAGACGAAGACGAAGACGACGAACCGGCGCCGAAGAAGGGCAAGGGCAAACCGGCTCCCGCCAAGAAGGCTGCTCCGGCAAAGGGCAAGGGCAAGAAGGCTGCTGAGGAAGACGAAGAAGACGAGGACGAAGAGTCCGATGACTTCGACGACGAAGATGAAGACGAGGACGATGCACCGCCGCCCAAGAAGGGTAAGGCTGCACCGGCCAAGAAGGGCAAGAAGGTCGAGGAAGACGAAGAAGACGAGGACGACTTCGGCGATGATGAAGACGAGGACGAAGATTCGGACGACGAGGATGATCAAGACTCGGAAGACGAAGACGACGATCTCGACGACGAGGACGAAGACGAAGACGAAGACGACGAGCCGGCTCCGAAGAAGGGTGCCAAGAAAGCCCCGGCGAAGAAGCCTGTAGCCAAGGGCAAGAAGGCCGCCGTCGAGGAAGACGAGGACGAGGACGAAGATTCGGATGACGAAGATGAAGATGACTTCGACGACGAAGATGAAGACGAAGCCCCGCCGCCCAAGAAGGGTGCCAAGAAGCCGGTAGCCAAGGCTCCCGCCAAGAAGACGGCAGCCAAAAGCAAGAAGGTCGTCGAGGAAGAAGATGAAGATGACGATGACTTCGACGACGAAGATGAAGACGAGGACGACGAGCCGCCCGCACGTAAGAAGGCTCCGGTGAAGAAGGCACGTCGCTAAAGCGTCAGTAGTAAATAGCTCACGTAACTCATCGTGAAGCCTCGGGCCCGCCGCCGAACAGATGACCGTTCGCGGCGGGTCTTTTCATTTGCCCTTCCCAGGAACAGAACTCATGGCAACAAAGAAGCCAGTAGCTAAGGCTCCGGCCCGTAAGGTCGCAGCCAAGAAGGCGCCAGCAGTCAAGCGAGCTCCAGCACGCCGCGCCAAGCAAGACGAAGTCGAAGAAGCAATCGAAGCGGTCGTAGGTAAGGCACCTCGTGGCAAGAAGGGTGCGAAGGGTGACGTAACCTTCGACGTCGCTGGTCTGTACTCGGATACGCTCGACGACGTCAGCCGCCGTCAAGACTTCGATAGCGACTTGCTCGAAGACGTACCGCCGATGTCCACCGGCATTCTGGCGCTGGACCTCGTCGAGGGTGGTGGTATCCGCCCGGCATGGTACACCCACTTCGGCCCGGAACAGTCGTGTAAGACTACTGGCGCGCTGCACATCATGGCCGCTGGTATCAACGCCAACATCCCGATCATCGGGCTGGCGGACTACGAAGGTTCGACCAAGAACTCCAAGCCCTACGTCGCCAACATTCTGCGTACCTGCGGCGCGAAGATCTCGATCAAGGAAGTGTTCGGCAAGAAGGACGCGCAAACCGGCAAGTGGACGGTGGCTCCGCGTGTGCGTTATCGTGCGGAAACCATCGGCGAGAAGTTCTTCGACTGGTTGCACGACATGCTGCAGAAGCTGCCGGACAAGAAGTTCATCGCGGGTAAGTGGTGGCTCGTGTTCGACGAGACGAAGGAAAACAAGGCGAAGCTCGATAGCCATTCCGACAAGACGATGTCCAAGAAGTACGGCAAGGGCATCTGGATCCCGGCACCCGATGGAGCACTGCAAGCTCTGATCTTGGTCGACTCGTATCCGGCAATGAACCCGACGTCGAACGACAAGGAAGACGGCGACAACTCGCTGGCGTTGCAAGCGCGTATGTTCTCGAAGCATCTGCCGCGCGTGAAGGGTCGTCTGGCATCAAAGATGGTCGCGGTCATTGGTATCAATCAGCTGCGTGCTGTTCCGATGGCGATGTACGGTCCGAAGGAAGCAGAACCGGGTGGACAGGCACTGCGCTTCAACAGTGACGTGCGTATCCAATGGACGCCGTTGGCCTCGAACCTGCCGTTCAATCCGAAGTTCGACGCGGAAGATCGTCGCGAGCACGAGCCGTCGGTAGAAGTAGAGGGCACCGACCGTTATCGCTACGTCCGGTTCAAGGCTATCAAGAACAAGCTGTGGACGCCGGGTCGTATGGGCTTCGTTCGCTTGTGGGAAGAAGACGGCAGTGGTGAAGCTCGCGGTTTCGACCCGTTCTTCGACACGGTGTACTATCTCCGCCAGACGGGCCAGCTCACCGGCAAGAATCGGAAAAATATGTATATCGACCTCAAGGGTCTGGGCGCTGGTAAGAAGGTCATCAGCTGGGCGCAACTCAAGGAATGGGTCCTCGGCGACAAGGCCAAGATGACCGAGCATTCGAACCGCATGGGTTACAAGCCTATGAATCTGCGTTCGTGGTGCTTCCGCCAGTTGGCTTCCGGCGTTGGCGAAGAGTTGTACGTAGCGAAACGCAACCAGAAGAAGTCGAAGTCCATGGACGACGACGCAGAAGAGTAATCGTAATCAACCATCACAGTCAGAGGTCCGCAATGGCAAGTCGTTTATCCCACCTGAGTTTGTCCACCAAGAAGCAGGAGGACGTGGCAGACGATCTTCTCAGTGCGCTGACTGTGATGGCCCACCCGACACCGAAGTCACAGCAGCAACCCGAAGTGGAAGCTCCCGAAGCACCCAAGAAAAAGAAAAAGACCACCAAGTCCAGGCGTTCCCGCTTCTTCTACCGTCCGACCCAGTCCTTCGACGAGTCGTTGAATGCTACCAAGAAGGTGGTGGCCCCGCACGCACTATCCCTCATCACCGAGGAGGTGGAGATCCGTAAGAGTGCCTACTCTGACGAGCTTCCAGTCGCCCTCCAATCCAACATCGAGCGTGTACGAGAGTTCTTCCTTAATGACCTCGGACCGCTTACTCTGGCCGTTCAGGCGGGCACCTCGCAAGCACGTGAGGTAGTCCAGCGTACCTTGAACGCTGAGGTCGACAATACCCAATTCGCGCAATTTGAACGCATGGTAGCGACCGGATCTCAATTGTTGATGGCTCGCTACATTGCAAAGTATCTTGGATTGCCGCGGTCTGCAGTCGACTCGTTGATCAACTCAATCACGCCTAAGCAGCCAGCGAATATCATCTTCCCGGCGCTTTCCGACGATGAACGTCGTAGGCCGAAAGAGAAAGCCCAATCAGCAGCGTCTTCCGACGACACGCCCAAGACACCCACACCTAAACGTTCGCCGGTAATTGAAGAATAGGATTGCCATGCAGAAGATCGATTATAATGCCGTGGAGTCTGCGAGTGATCGCTTGGCAACGGCTCGTACCGACAGCTTGATGGACGCGGATGCCGACGTCTTCCTGAAGGGCTTGCTGTCTGACGACGACATGCAACGCATCCACGAGAAGCGGATGCTGAAGGCTAAACTTGCCAAGAAGAAGGGCAAGAAGATCAAGTTCAAGGAGATCTCGCCTGACGAGTACATCATCAAGCATGGTGGATTCGAAGAAGGCGGTATGGCCGTCGATGACTTCGACATCCTGGCTTACATGAACGACGCGGAGGATCCGGCAACGGGTACGCTACGTGATCTGAAGATCGATACACGACAGCTTACTCATGCCAAGAACTTCTACGACTTCACTATGAATGTGCTGTCGCGTGATGCTCCGAAGTACAGCGTTCCGTGGGCGCGCCAGATGTGGATCGGCCTGATGTTGTTCGCCGAGATCTGCCCGTGCTGTTCGGACAAGCGCGTATTCGACATCTACAACATTCCGAAGGCACTGGAACCAGATCGCCTGAAGAAGAGCGTGGTGATGCTGGAGCACGGTGTATGTCCGAAGTGCAAGCGTCACAAGTGGGATCTGATCAAGAACCACGGTCTGCATCACTATCAGCAGTTAGTCAACGTTCTGGGC